TTTTAGCTCTCAAGAACTCTCAACAATGCCCCATACACTGTCTTAAGTTTTGATTTTAATTAATTCTGTGACGGTCGAGGAGACCGGACTTTCGTCATTTTGATGTATAAGTCTAGTGTGTAACACACGAGGGTTGAGCCTTTCCCGCTTTGCGCGATCGTTGACGTGACTTTTGTATCTGTCACCTTACACTCTGCAGCTTTCGCAGAGATCATTGATCGTCTTCCCGGACAATCACGTTGTAACAAACTTTAGGTTTGATACTCGTGTAGTAGTCCTGAGCGTCCAGGCCAGCCCCCACCACGTTACTGTGAACCTCAAGATATCGGCGTACTTTGTCGAAATATTTTGCATTGGATTGTAGTACTTTCTTGACTTGAGTTGAAAACTCTTTGTTCTTCCCTGACGTAGCGTAAAGCTTATTGAGTGGATATTTCATCCACGTGTATAACACCAGATGTTTGGTTAGGATCTTGGAGGACTTTTCCATGTCAAATACTTTGGTATCGAGAACTTTGCAATAGGATTGCTCATGAATAAGCGGCGCGACTTTGTCGAGCTCTTTTTTCATGACAGTCCATGTTGACCAGTCCTTCTCCATCGGTATTTGTTGTGGCTTAGCCCCCTCTCCAATCATCATTTGAGCAGCCTTACACTGTCGTAGAGTTTCTTTATCTACTTCATCTTTGAGCAGCCCAAGGCCGCCCGCGTACGTCGGTAACCAGTAGCTTCCCCCGAACCTCTTAAGGTCGTGAGCATGGTACCGGAAGAACTCACCTTTTGCCTGATTCCATAAACTTGAAGGACATGTTTCGCGTAATTTGTTATAATTTTGCGCTATTTCTGTGTATGACTTCTTCGGATTTTTTAGTCTCTCATCTGTTTGTTCCCCTGGTCTTATTAAACCCAGGTTCAAATATTTCCGTTCAACCCATTTCCCGTCGACTAAGTCGGCGTGGAAGGAGTTTATTACGGCGAACTTGTTAGTCCAGTAGGTTTTCCCTATGGAGCTTTCGAGTCCTGCCACCGCACAGACTTCTTCCCAGATATAGGGAAAGTCTTGGATGCGCGTAGCGACGAGATTATCATCACCGTTGATCATCATACGACACTTATTAATGTCATGATAGTATCTGCCTTCAGCTAATTCAATTGCCGTTCTGCATAACGCAGCATTTGCCATACATAAAAAGGGGAAAGAAATAATCGATCCCATTAATTGGCCGGTTTGCTGATTTCCGTCTTTGAACAAATGTCCAGTCAGGGCTCGCTTACAAAGTTCAACCATTTGGTGCGGGAGTTTTAACTCCTCGGCCAAAGCGTCAAGCAATGTTTCGCTCACCCATGAATGTAAATTGTCTGTGCTGGCCTTATAATCGCCAGAATTGAACCACATATTCGGTTCGGTACCACAGACGCGTTCGAAGTCTTCGATCTTCACCATTCTCCCAATTAACTCAAAAATTGGCATACGACTAAGTGTTTTCCACATAAACTTCTGAAAAGATTTGAGAACAAAGTATGTTGCCGGCGGTCCCTTCGAGATCACTCTTATTTTAAGAGGCTCAGGTAGACCCACTGGCTCAACATTAGGCTCTTCTCTCTCATAAGCATATTTGAAAACGCGCCAATAAAGGCGCCTATAAGCTTGGTCAAAAGGTTTAGGATTATATTCATATACGATCTTCTCTGTAGATTCATCGGTACATATTGTCTCCTGGTCATCGTTATTAGATGCTCCATAGAGTTCAGACTGCCGATCGTATACTATATGATTCTTAAGGTTCATGAATTGTTCGAAATCCGGGAGTTCATCTCCCAGAAATCCATACTCTTCTTCTTTAAGGAACCCTGCGGTTCCAGCCTTGCTCCGAGTGTTATTGTAATTAGCACTCGTGCTTGGGAAAACTGGTTTGCTCATCTTATCCACACCAAACTTAAGACCTCGGAACAGCTCTTTTGCTGTCCTCCGTAACTGATGTTTAAT